AGGTTCACTATGGCCGCGTCATTCTCTCGGAGGAATGGGAAAAGTTCTACTCCAGATAGGTTGGTAAAGAATGCGATGGTACTTTGCATCTTAAAGTTGGCGAATTCGTTTTGTAGTCCCTTCAAATTGTTGGGGGACACTATCCCTGCGCGCCGTTTATTTCCAAATACCGTCTCCAGATTTTTACCGAGCAAAGGAGCTTTACGGCATTCTGCGATAAACTGTGCCGCTTTTGGCATTCGCGCAACCCAAGCATCAATTAGACGTTGAGCTTCAGCAGAACTTATATCGAATTCCTCAGCGATGCTAAAAGCTTCACGGCCGTATGGAATGCCGAAGTTTATGGCCTTAGCTCGAATTCGTTGATCGGTAGTGAAGTTAGGTCCGTACATGCTTATGGCAACCTCATCGTGCAGATTGCGCGTATTGTTAACAAAGATTGAGGTCAGGAATTCATCCTCGCTAAGAGCTGCTAAGGCTCTAAGTTCCGCCGTATTGTAATCCGCTTCCAGCAGGATTTTGCCTGGAGCAGCGCAAAACATACGACGCAACTTAGAGTTGCGAGGTATATTCTGGATGTTAGGCTCTGTCGATGATAATCTCCCAGTTGTCGTCGAATGTTGTTTGAAAGTAGTGTGTATGCGACCGTTTACCTGCAGTTTAGCTGCCGGCCTAATGTAGGTGGATAATTGCTTGCCTAAGCGCCGATGCTCTAGTATCAGAGCTACTACCGGATGCTTATCGAGTTTTGTTAGTACACCCTTATCGGTGGATGTTGGGATTTTGAGTTTAATCCGTAGCTTCAGCTTACCGAATAGGGTCTGCTTAACCTGTGCTGGGGAGTTTGGATTGAGTTTATATCCTAGAATGTCGAACAATTTGCCTTCGACTGAGGCAATTTCAGTCAATACTTCTTTTTCATTTTCCGCCACATATCCTGTATCGACTTGAATTCCCTCATACTGCACTAGGCCCAACATGTGGCTGATGGGCAGTAAAACTTCATCCACGAGCCTGCGCAGTTTTGGCTGTGTATCTAATGTAGCCGCCAAAGAGCTATATATATGGAATGTCTTCTTGAGGTCCTGCGCTAAATACCACTGCAGGACATCAGGAGGAACTACGTCATAGGAGGTCTTTTTGTTCGGGAGATAAGGATCTAGTACGTGCTTATGCGTAGGTGCTCCTAGAAGATTTTTGGCCAGTTCATCCAAATCATGTGACTTAGAGGCCTCAGATAGAGCATATGACATCAGCCCAGTATCAGCACGTACAATGTAAGGAGTATTCCTCAGTAAGTTTGCATGGCGTAGGAAATTGTAGTCGAACTTACCGAATTGGAAGATGAGCTTAATTGCCGAATCCTCTAATAGAGCCCTCAAAGCTTCTTGGGCCAAAGGATCTTGCAAAGTATCTCGAGATACGATGTATGCCTTATCCTCCTCACTATCCTTGTAGAACCCGACCTCAAGAAGTCTACCTGTAAAGCATGACAGCGAAGAGGTTTCAACATCGCAGGCTACCAGAGCTTCAGACCCAGGTTTGAGGTCTGATTTCAATTGCATGTGGTACTTTCTAATATCTTCGGCAGTCTTCAAAACAGCGTACCCAGCTTCAATCCATTTTGCACGTCTATCGGATTGAACTTGCGCCGGCTTATAGTAGCTTAAAGCCAACTCTACGTCACTTTTGAATGTAGGATAGTGGCCTATGCCTCGCAATAGAAGCGCCGGATGTGGAGTCGGAATAACAGTGACTGGCCTTGCCTGCGAGTTTAATACTATTTTGTACGGGATTCCTCTGAGTTGCATAATCTTGAACTCATCCCTGCCAGATAAGGCCATATTTGCAATATTACCTAACGCCAATATAACTGTTCTTGGGTATTCTTCGAGTTGCTCCATCAGACGGTTTCGACATGCTCGAACTGCTGTCAATCTAACTTCTTTGTCCAGTCTGGTCCTAGCCGCCTGGGTCATATTAAGTTTGCCTTTAGAGACCGTTCGGCATTGAATCGCATATAAGATGAAAAAGTCGTCGAAGTCCAAATCCGAAGGCAAAGACTTGTCGATTAGGCGGCCGGCGGCATCGCAAAATAAAAAACCCCAGCGCAGATCTTCCACGCTAGGGCTTTCGGACACTATCACGAACGGACTCTTCTTGTTTCCTCTAGAACCTAATCTACGAGCCTTTGGGTTGGGACAGTTTAAGCAGCACACGGCAGGATAAACCTCTGCGTCGGATTGGGGCTGCAGATAGTTGGTTTCGGTCTTGGTCTTATCGCATACCATTGTATTCGCCATCGATTGGCTGGATGTAATTATTGACATAGCGCAGGTTGTATTCTACGCAAACCCATTGAGGTGTAGGGATTGCGCCTCGCCAATTCCAGTAGTCCCCTCTAGTACCATAGCTAGCTTTTGTATCCTGCACGTCAAGAAGCTGTTTCCCCAACCCAGCTCGGATAGGGACTGCAGAGTCAATACCCATTACATTGCAGTACCTGCAAGACTTGAGGTCATCTTCGATATTGTCGGAGAAGCCCAGTAGGTGTATAGGATAGTCGTAACCTTGCAGCCATTCAAGTAACGGCTGCCGCGAACCCATATGCTCTACAATAACGCGCGGAACAGCAAAGGCTTTAATGCCTAACTCACGCATAGCGAGGAATGTGCTAGTGCAGCTCCACATATCATGGCCCTGTACAACTCCCATTAAAGGTCTTTGATTCTTGAACGCCAATGCGGAGTAAGTATCCAAAAATTCTGCGGCCATGTCTATCGTTAGTTGGCTGTTGGACAGTGCATCCGGAACAATAATATAGTCAGCATTGACGATGCTTGCTGCCGACATTAAATCCGTTGCCTGTAAGGCGTGGCCCAATTCAATCAGGCTGTTGTCCATGATGATTAGGCTATCGGAGTACCTTGCCCTGATATTTTTAGCTAGGACTTCGTAGCGACTCTGATGAGCTAAAATATCGTGGGCCAAAAGTAAATGGTAGCCACCTAAAAGGTTGCCATCCAGTAATTGCTCTGCAATGTTCAAAGGTACTACGGGAGCGAATCTCTTCTTTAGGCTCATTATGATTTGATTCCTCAGAAACAATTATTATACGCCAATTTCAATCGAAAATCAAGTGCCGCTCTTGCATAGTTCAAAGAATTCTTGGCGGGCCGAAGGTACATCCCTGAAAAGACCTCGAACTGTCGACGTTATAGTAGGAGTATGTGGCGTACGAATTCCACGGCCTTGCATACAACCATGCGTAGCTGAAATTACTACAATTACGCCTTTGGGGCACAGATTCTGCTCCATGTAATCTGCAATGAGATCTGTGCATGTTTCTTGCATCAGAGGTTTTGATTGGCCCACTGCCTTGACTAGGCGAGCTAGCTTGGACAGACCGATAAGGCGGTCATTCGGAATATAACCCAGCGCGCAGGTACCTGTAACGGGGAGCAGGTGGTGTGGGCATATCGTATTGAAGGGTATCTGCTTTTGGACCAACATACCTGCGTAGCCGGAAACTTTGTGCATGAAATCGAAGCTCTTCTCCATTATAGCATCTATCGCAGCTGTGCCCTGATGGTACTCGGTCAAGTGCTGTACAAATCTCGTAGGCGTATCTTTGTAGTTGAAGTCCGTCAAATCGTAACCCAAATTGGTCAGTGCATCTGCAATGTTTTGAATCGCCAACGCTTCTTTGCTTTTAGTAATCTTTCGCACGGGTTAATTCCTATTGAGTCGTATCAGGGTAGGCCGAGTATCTTATGTAGCTGCAATGACACGCGATAATTGAACTTTATCGCCAATTCTACTGCCAATTTCATATTACGGGCTGTACGGACGAAATCTCGAGCTTCTGTCGTGATTGCCTGATCAGAGCCGGAATTGGAGATTTTTACCTTTTGACGCTGTAGCTCCAGGATTTCGGTTACGCGACTTGTACTGTACGCCTCACAAGGTTGAAGCCATATAGTATCAGCCCTCGTAGGATGGAAAAGATCCTTATATTGCACAACTCCTTTTTGCTGGGTATTAAAATTAGGTATTCCATTGCTTTCGTTAACACCTAAATCTGCGTCGATGATATATTTCCAATGTCTACAGTATTTTTGTACCTGTGCATGAGCTGAGACAGTTTTAGGCGAACATACTAGATGCAATCGAGGAGGCAGAGCAGGATCCTCGAATAGGGGCGTTAAATCTTTTTGCCAAATGTTACCGGCCGTTTCAATTTGTACGACATTTAGAGGGTTTTCAAGTAATGCAAGGCATAGTGGCGCGATATTCTGCCTGAGAGGCTCACCTCCTGTAAGCACATACAGATGAGTCCCTCGAGCCAGTTCCTGCGCTTCAGCTGCGACACTTACAGTAGCGCGGGATTCCATATGGCTTTCGAAGTCTGTGTCGCAGAAATGACAAGCTAAATGACAACCCGCCAGCCGGATAAAAAGCGCTGGGACGCCTGCAAAAGGACCCTCACCTTGAATAGTAAGGAAGATTTCTTGGGTAGCAAGTACTTTACCATCATCCCTTAGGACTTTTCGGGTAGGGTTTGTTCCGAACATTGTGTTTCCTCAGAAATTGGCTGCATCAGCGAGTAGGCCGTTGCACTGCATTTACGTGTCTCTTCAACCTGCACTTTTATTAGCTGCACACCTGTACCCTCTAGCTGCTTAGGACCAATAATATACAGCAGGACATGCGCGATAATTTCTGCAGTAGGATTGAAAGGCACGACGACCACAGTAGAATCCAGCAATTGTAGAGCTGCTGCGCGAGGATCTTCCTGCCAAATCAGAAATCTGTGGTCCCATTCCTCCTCCAACCAGAGGCACAACTTTTCTTTGATACAGGAAAAATCGATGACTCTACCTATGCTGTCGAGTTTTGCGGCGGCGCATGTAAAATGAACACGGTAGTTGTGCCCATGTAAATGAATGCATTTACCTTCATGTCCTGTGACAGTGTGGCCGCACGAAAAATCATGGTATCTAGTACATGTGATCATGCTGCGTACTCCGTAGGATCTTCTACACGAGCCGTCTCGAAAGCTTTCTTGCGAGATCTGCAGGTCGCACACGTGCCACAATGTACCGCGCCACCTTTGTAGCATGACCAAGTATGCTCAAACGGAACATTCAATCTGAAACCTAGACGGACGATGTCGCTCTTAAGCATTTCGATTAGAGGAGCTCGTATGCGTATCTGATGGTAGCTACCAATATACATAGCAGCCCCCATAGCGCCTATAAAGTCGAGCCTGCAATCAGGGTAGGCATCGTTAGCCGCATCTTCTGCATGAGTACCGATAAAGATCTCAATGGGAACTTTATTAGGAACTGTACCGGCAGCGAACGAAGCTACTTTAGACAACATAAGTCCGTTGCGGAAGGGTACATACATAGGGGATACTCCGGTAATATCCCC